TGAAGCAAAAGAAGCCGACACAGAAGATAACGAACAGCTAAACAAGATGGCTGTGTCATCTGTTGAAGGCGATCCAAATGTCGCAGGAGTCTTTGTCAACTGGGATGAGGAAGACGACTTCAACGATATGAACGTGGCGATGACTGGCGATATGGTCATTCGTATTGCTCAAGGCACAACAGTAGCCCGTGGCGATCTATTAATGTCAGCAGGAGACGGTACAGCTAAACCACAGGGTGATGACATTGTACGTTCTAAGACAATCGCAAAGGTCACATCGACTCACGTTTCACACACTTATGACGATGGCTCTTACCTAGTGCCTTGCGTTCTGATGGCTTGTTAAGGAGACACAATGGCATACCTAGGCAAAACTCCATCACAAGCAGTACGCCAACGCTACTACTACACAGCCTCTGGAGCAGAGACAAGCCTCTCAGGTGCTGATGACAATGGCAACACACTCACGTTCACTGACGGTGCATACGTTGATGTCTATCTCAACGGTGTACTCTTGGTTGCAGGTACGGACTACAACACCACAACAGCCAACACCATTGGTGGACTGACAGCACTGTCTGCATCAGACGTTGTAGAGATTGTAGTCTATGACACCTTTGCCGTATTCGGTGGTGAGGTGCAGGGTGACATGACTGTGACTAACGGTGCGCTAAAGACCACTGACATCACTGCTGTTGATAGCAACGGTATTCAGTTTAATACTGATGAAGGTACTGAGAGGGTTAGGATTGATGACTCTGGTAACGTGTTGGTGGGTCGCACTTCACAAATTACATTTAGCAGTAACACATCTGATGGAATGGAGCTTGAAGGTTCAGGATCAATTAAAGCATCTGCGACTGTCGCACCTTTAATTTTACAGCGCAGAGATAGTGATGGAAACATTGCAATCTTTTACAAAGACGGCACAGCAATCGGGGCGATTGGCTCATATACCGGTAACACCCAAAGAATTTATATAGGCACTGGTAGTACAGGTTTGGTGTTTGCCGATTCAATAGATTCAATATTTCCTATGGACCCAAGCACTAACCTCATTAGAGACAATGCTGTTGATCTTGGCGTATCAAATGGACGCTTCAAAGACCTCTACCTCTCCGGCGGTGTCTATCTAGGCGGTACAGGTGCGGCGAATTACTTGGATGACTATGAGGAAGGGACTTGGACTCCTACATTGGCCTCCAACTTTACTCTTGTAACCAACAATGGATGCACTTACACCAAGATTGGGCGTTTGGTTCACCTTACTTTAAATTTAGCTATTAGAGGCTCTACTGATACAACAACACAATTAGCAATATACGGAGTACCTTTTGCCGCTGTTTCTGGTGCTTCAGGCCGTGCTGATGCTGTGCCGTGGATTGATTATATGGTTTGCGGCCATGACGATGGGATACCTCATGCAGGAATTTATAATGGAAATACTTACATTCAACACTGGGTTCCACGATCAAATACAAGTGCTAATCAGCTAACTTTACTCCCAAATATGTTACCTGTATCTGGTAGTTCTGAGTACCAGTTAAACATACAGTATTTGACAGCCGCATAACCTATCACCAGTGGACTCTGGTGACTGACAGTCCAAGCCAAAGGAGGAAACAATGGCATTAACTAAAACACAGAAAGTAGACAAGATTGAAATCGTAGGCGACTACAAGCACGTTCAGGTGCGTACAGCCACAGTGATTGAGGAAGACGGTGCAGAACTGTCACGCTCTTACCATCGCCACGTTGTTGCACCCGGTGATGACACATCAGGTGAGACAGCAGAGGTTCAAGCAATCTGTGCATCTGTCCACACTGATGAAGTGAAGGCGGCGTATCAGGCTCATTTAGAGGCGCAAGACAATGTCTAAGGCAAGAGACTTAGCAGATGTACCTGCGGGTGGCGGTGACTTAAACGTAGATAGCGGTACGTTGTTTGTTGATGCGTCTACAAATCGTGTAGGGATTGGGACGACGAGTCCTTCTACTGCTTTACATATTTCCGGTACATCTGAAGTTTTAAGAATTGAAGATACTGATGCAACCTTAGCAACAGACCAAAGCATTGGTAAAGTTGAGTTTTACAGTAATGATGCATCAGGCGCAGGAGTCGGCATTAAAGCATCAGTAGAAGCTGTTGCAGAAGATTCTATTGGCCGAACTAGCTTAGTTTTTGCTACGGCAGATGACACAACCAATGATAATGAGGGAATGCGCCTCGACTCCAGTGGTAACTTGTTGGTTGGTCAGAGTTCATCAACAACTGTGGACACATTAACAAGTGGAAGCGGTTATTCTTTCCAATCAAATGGGCGAGGAGCTATTGCAAGAACGAACGGTATTTGTCTTGCTCTAAATCGCATCGGTACAGATGGAGATTTTGTTGAGTTCAAAAAAGACGGCTTGCAAGTTGGGCGGATTGGTCACGATACCTACGGCATTGATATTGATGGTAAGACTGGCTATTTAGGCTTAAATGTTAATGACGCCATTGCTGCTGATACTGGCGTTGAAATTTTATCTAGGGGTTTTACAGCAACTCCACGCTTACAACCTAACGGAGACAACAAATTAAACTTAGGTGATTCAGGCAGACGTTGGAAAACTGTTTATGCGGTTACTACCTCAATCAACAACTCTGATATCAATGAAAAACAAGACATTGAAGAATTGTCTGAGGCTGAACTAAGAGTTGCAGTAGCCTGTAAAGGGCTAATGCGTAAATACCGTTGGAAAGATGCAGTTGAAGAAAAAGGTGATGATGCCCGTATCCACTTTGGAATCATTGCTCAGGACTTACAAGCGGCATTTGAGGCTGAAGGTTTAGATGCTCATCGTTACGCAGTGTTTTGCTCCGACACTTGGTGGGAAACATACACAGATGTTCCTGCTGTTGAAGCAGTGGAAGCGCAAGACGCAGTATACGATGAGGAAGGCAATCTTGTTTCTGAAGCTGTCGAAGCTGTTGAAGCCAAAGAAGCCTACACACGCACTGACACTTATGAAACTGAAGAAGAAGCACCTGAAGGCGCAGTGGAGCGAACACGTTTGGGTGTACGTTATTCTGAGTTGTTAGCGTTCATCATTGCCGCAATTTAAGGGACGGTATGAAAGAGATGGCAACTGAAAGCACTAAGACACTCATTGATGGCTTAAGTGTGGTAACCGTGGTAGGAACGATTGGTGAGATGTTGCCTCCGATGGCGGCGTTGTTTACGCTTGTGTGGACAGCAATTAGGATTTATGAAACTAGGACAGTACAGAGGATGCTAGGAAGGAATCCTCCAGATGATAGCTGAACTTGCGGCGGCAAATGCGGCCTTTGGGGTTATTAAAGAAACCATTGCAAATGGTAAAGAACTGTATGAAGCAGGACAGGCACTAGCAGACTACTTTGGCCTCAAGGCTGAGATACAAAAGAAAGCACATGAACACGGATATAAGTCTGACCTTGAAGCGTTCATGGCAACAGAGCAACTCAAAGAATATGAGGAGGCTCTGAAACAAATGATGATCTGGCAAGGGCGAGCCGGGTTATGGACAGATTGGTTAGACTACCAGAGGAAGATGAAGGAAAGCCGTGAAGCCGCAGAGAAAGCTGAGAAAGCCAAGAAAGCTCAACGTAAAAAACAGATTGTTGATATTTGTATTAGCATCGGTTTGGGCATTAGCGTTCTCTCAGCCGTTGGCTTGGTAATATATATCTTTTACTGGCTCAGTAAACAGTAGGTCACCTATGTGGTTATTATTTGCAATCCTAATTCAGTCTGACGGCTATGCTGTCTATCCTCAAGGGCCATTTGCAACAATGGACGAGTGTTTTGAAGCCCGTGAATACTTCATGGCAACAGCACCACAGCCTAAGATAAACTATGAAGCAGTGTGTGTACAAACGGACGTAACAGGAAATGCCTCATGATTGGGTTAGTCACAGCTATTACGAACTTGGCAGGTACATGGGTCAGTGCCAAGGCGGAATCAACCAAGGCCACCGCAGAGGCCAAAGCCACCGCACTGAAAACAGCGGCACAGTCCACAGCGGATTGGGAACGCATCATGGCAGAGGCTTCCAAGAACTCGTGGAAAGACGAGTGGTTAACGATAGTGTTCAGCATACCGCTGATACTTGTTTTTATACCAAGCATGGTAGAACATATTCAGGCGGGGTTCAACGCATTGGCAACTTTGCCGATATGGTATCATGAAATTCTCATGGTGATTGTTCTTGCTAGCTTTGGTGTCAAAGCAGGTAAGGGAATTGTAGAAATGATAGGAAAGAAATAACATGGCAATGTATGGTAAGAAGAAAGCACCTAAAGCGTTTAAGACTTGTGCAGGTTGTAAGACAAAGGCTAAGTGTAAAGCCGCTAAGAAATGCTTGGGCAAGGCTAAGAAGTAATGCCTTTTAGCAAGTATAGTCCAAAGCAAAAGAAACTAGCGAGGGTTGCTCCTCCAAGAAACAAGATCACAGCGGCTGATCTTAAGAAGGTGAAACGTGGCGGCAAAAAGAAAAAAAGCTAATGACGCTTGCGCTAAGAAGGTCAAGTCCCGTTACAAGGTCTGGCCTTCAGCGTATGCTTCAGGTGCTGTAGCCAAGTGCCGTAAGGTTGGTGCTAAGAATTGGGGTAATAAAAGTGGCCGTAAGAAAAAGTAAAGCAGGTGCTTCTCTTAAGAAGTGGTTTGGTCAGAACAAAGGCAAGGGTTGGGTAGACTGCAAGACAGGTAAGCCCTGTGGTCGCTCAGGTTCTAAAGACAAGCGTAAGAGCTACCCTGCCTGTAGACCTACCAAAGCCGCTTGTAAAGCCGCAGGTGCTAAGACAGCCATGAAAAAGAAGACATCATCTAAGCGTGTCAATTGGAAAAAGAAGGCGAAAGCATAATGCCAAAGTCAAAAGACCCTAAGCTCGCCAGAGCAGGCGTGAGTGGTTACAACAAACCTAAGCGCACTCCGGGCGGCTCTAAGAAGTTCGTAGTGGTCGCCAAAGAAGGCGACAAGACCAAGACTATTCGTTTTGGTGATCCCAACATGACAATTAAGAAAGACCAACCTGCCCGCAGGAAGAGCTTCAGGGCTCGTCATAAGTGCGACACAAGTCCCCCAAGTAAATTAACTGCACGTTATTGGTCATGTAAAAAATGGTAGGGGTTGACATTTGCACAAAAGTGTGCTATAATATTAATCTCTTAAGTAGGAAACGCAAATGACGTATCTTGAAATTGTAAATAACATTCTTAGACGCTTAAGAGAACGTACTGTCTCAACTGTAGAGGAGACTGCGTATTCTACTTTGATTGGTGTGTTAGTCAATGACGCTAAAGAAGAAGTAGAGAACGCATGGAACTGGTCTGCGTTGCGTACTACGTTGTCAGCTACAACAACCTCTGGCACTTTTAACTACGAACTCAACGGTACTAAGAATCGTTTTAAAGTATTGGATGTTGTGAATGACACAAGTAATTTCTTCATGACTTATCGTACAGCGTCTGATTTTAACAACTGGTTCTTGAATCAAACTCCTGCAAATGGATCACCTAGATACTACAGCTTTAACGGTATCTCTGACGATGGTGATACGCTTGTAGATTTATATCCTATTCCTAATGGTGCTTACGACTTGCGCTTTAACGTAGTCATGCCTCAAGCAGAACTCACAGCAGATAACACAACACTTCTGATTCCCGCTAAACCAGTGCAGATGCTTGCGTATGCAAAGGCTGTAGAAGAGCGCGGTGAAGACGGCGGTGCTTCTGCAAACACAGCATACAACACAGCCGCTAGAGTCTTGAACGATGCTATTGCATTTGATTCAGCCAAGCATCCTGAAGAAATTATCTGGACATCTTAAATGGCTACTCCATTACAGTCAGCTAGTATTGCCGCGCCGGGGTTCTTTGGACTCAACACGCAAGAGTCTGGTATTACCCTTGAGTCTGGCTTTGCGCTACAAGCAAACAACTGTGTCATTGATAAGTTTGGTCGCTTAGGTGCACGCAAAGGTTGGTCATTCCTTGATGAAGATACTGGTATCAACTTGCAGGGTATTCATCGGTTTATTGACATTGATGCAACGGAATACTTTGGTGTATGGTCTGACGATAGTTTCTATATCTACTCAGGTGGCTCGCTTAACGCAGTAACCTATAACGGATCACAATCAATCACTGAAGGTAACTGGCAAGCTGTTACTCTTAACGATTCAGCATATTTATTCCAAGCAGGTTATGAACCATTGTACTTTGATACGACTGGTGCAGGTTCAATTGAAGACATTAGCAGTCACCCTACCGCATCAGGCACAGCACCTCAAGGTAACGTAGCAATGTCTGCGTATGGTCGCTTATGGGTTGCAAGTACTGCTACAAATAAAACAACACTGTACTGGTCTGACCTTTTGAACGGCCCACGTTGGAACTCAGGCACTGCAGGCTCATTAGATATCTCAGGTATTCTTGTCTACGGTAACGATGAGATCATTGGTCTTGGCGCACATAACGGATTCTTGATTGTATTCTGTAAGCAGAACATTATTATCTTTGGCGACACTGACAACAATCAACAGTACCTAGATCCTACAACACTACAGCTTGTTGAGGTTATCTCAGGTGTTGGTTGTATCGCAAGAGACAGTATTCAAAACACAGGTACTGATATCTTGTTCTTGTCAGAGTCTGGACTACGTAGCCTTGGACGAGTGATTCAAGAAAAGTCTACACCTATGCGTGATCTGTCTAAGAACGTACGTGATGATCTTGTACAGTTACTTGAGGCAGAGACAAACTCTAAGATTAAGTCAGCATATTCAGAAGGTAATGCATTCTATCTGCTTGCGTTCCCGACAACACGGCAGGTGTACTGCTTTGATATGCGACAGCCTCTTGAAGACGGATCTGCTCGTGTAACTATTTGGAACAACATGGACTTTACTGCGTGGAATGCGTGGGAGAATACAGTCTATATGGCACACGAGGACGGTCTAGCAGAGTACCGTGGTTACCAAGACAATGGTCAAGCATACCGTATGGTGTACTTTACAAACTACTTTGACCTTGGTAATCCATCACAAGTTAAGATCTTGAAGCGACTTGCAATTACTGTTATTGGTGCAACAGGTCAGGACTTTGTTGTTAAGTCAGGGTTTGACTACAGTGACGTATACAATAACTATCCACTGACAGTACGACAAGCAACAACCTTTGAGTACAACATTGCAGAGTACAACGAAGCAGAATACTCAGGCGGTAACTTAGTTGATAACGTACGTGTTGCAGGTAGTGGATCAGGTTCAGTACTACAATTAGGCTTTGAAGCAGACCTTAACGGTGGTGCTTTATCAATTCAAAAGATGGACATTTATGTCAAACAAGGTAGGACGTTATGAGTTCGTATACTAAATCAACTGACTTTGCGTCTAAGGATGCACTGCTTACAGGTAACCCGCTTAAGGTTGTCAAGGGTACAGAAATTGACGATGAGTTTAACTCCATTCAAACAGCAGTTAACTCTAAAGCAGATACTAACTCTCCTGATTTAACAGGTACACCTACGGCACCTACAGCGGCAACTGCAACAAACACTACACAGATTGCAAGCACGGCCTTTGTACAATCACAGAAGGCTTCTCCTGTGTTTACAGGCACTCCTACCGCACCCACCGCATCATTTGGTACAGACACAACTCAATTAGCCACAACAGCATTTGTTCAAGCGGCACTAGAAGCACTTTATCCAGTAGGTACAATCTATACATCTGTGAGTGCAACAAATCCTGCCAGTACATTTGGCTTTGGTACTTGGGTAGCATTTGGTGCAGGTCGTGTTCCTGTCGGTCAAGACACTGGTGATGCCGCATTTAACACATTAGAAGAAACTGGTGGTAGTGCAGATGCTACGTTGCCGTCACACACGCACACATTTAGTGATAGCTTTACTACAGCGGGAGCAGGTGGACACTCTCACTCTGTCAGCGATCCCGGCCACTTTCACCAAATGGTTGGCCCTAATGGATCATTTAATGATGGGTTAAGCCCCGCCACAGGCACAGGTACATATGGTGGTGGTACTCCAGATGATAGTTCAGAAAAGTACAACACATATTCTAAGACAACTGGTATTAGTATTGGAAGTGTTAGTAACCATACTCACACAGGTAGCGTTAGCGGCACAACAAGTTCTTCAGGTTCTAGCGCAACTGACGCAAACCTACAGCCATACATTGTTGTTAAAATGTGGAAGCGTACTGCTTGATAAAAACACCAGTAGTAATACAACCTGCATACACGATTTACTTTGAACGATTTGCAGACAAGACTTGGACACACGCTGACGTACACAAGTGGACTCCAAGTGTAAAGAAAGAATTTAATATGGTACACGGTCTGTTGCAGACAATGCACAATGAGCCGTTTTATTGTTTGACTGACAATCCTAAACTAGAGAAATTCGTACAGTCATTAGGTTATGAATACATACAAACATTGTCATGTGATGACGGAATAGATAGACCTATGTGGAGATATACAAATGGGTAGCGTAGTAAGCGGCCTCACAAACTCGCTGTTTGGCAGGGGTGGTGCAGGTACAGCAGGTGAAGCAGTGGCCCGCGCAAGAGAGTTGGGAGCAGAGGCTGTTTTTAAACCGTACACTGTAACCACTGGGTCAGGAACTTCTCAGTACGCAGACGGTGAGTTGCAGGCTAGGTTGTCTGCCCCTTATGAAGGGTTGCGTCAGGGTTCTCTTGGAGCGGCAGGCTCACTATTGCCTATGCTGACTGGTGCAGTAAGTCAAGCACCTGCTCAGTTTGGTGGGTATGGTCAAGGATTGTTAGGAGAGGCAACGACTCGTGCAATGGCACAGCCTGCTCAGTTTGGTTACACTCCTGATCTTGCAGGCCGTACTGAAGAAATCTTTGGACAGCAGTCTGCATTATTACAACCTGAGTTTCAGCGTCAAGCAACAGAGTTACAGTCTAAATTGTTTGGTACTGGTACATTAGGTTTACGACTTGCAGGTGAGTCCCAAGGACTGGGTGAAGGTTCTGGTATGGTATCTCCAGATGCTCTTGGATTAGGTAGAGCGCAACAACAGACTCTTGCGAACCTTGCAGGACAAGCCCGTCAGCAAGCACTAGGCGAAGAAGCACAGCGTTATCAGCAAGAGCTTGGCACGTTTGGTACGAATGTTGGTCAACAACAACAAGCACTACAGAACATTCTTGGACTACAAAGTCAAGGATTCGGACAAGCGGCGCAAGGGTTTGGTCTTAATGAACAAGCTCGTCAAGCACAGATTGCTAATCTCATGGGTGCTCAGCAAGGAATGTTTGGTCAGGCTGTTGGGCTTGCAGGTCTTGAAGATCAGCTTATGGCTCGTGGTCTCGACGCAGAAACTGCTCGTGCGGCGGCGGCATATGCAAGTGGTCAGATGCAACTTGATCCATACAAGACTCAAGCTCAAATACAACAAGAGCAACGTGGTCAGAATGCAGGGTTCTTTGGCTCTGTCCTAGGAGGTGCTTTGAGTGGCGGGCTTTTTAGTGGTGGCTCAACCTCTGCCGCCACCCAAAGAGGTTTAAATATTGCAAGAACAGATCGTTATAGATACGGTGGAACATTTGGTGATTAATTATGGCAACACGTAATCAAGTATTAAGTCTCTTTGGTGCATCACCAGAGCAAATCTTAGAGCAACGCAGACGCGAACAAGCAACAGAAGTTCTCAAGCAACGAGATCCATTTGCTCGTGCAGGTGGTGCTATTGGTATGGGGCTTGCACGTTTATTCGGTGGAGAGCCTGCAGAGGTTACACGTCAGCGTGAGTTGTACAGTCAGCTTGAAGGGATTAACTTTGAAAACCCTGAGCAGATGCGTGCGGCGGCGGCTTCCTTGTCTGGTCAATTCCCTGATCGTGCGTTACAGTTGTTGTCAATGGCAGATCAATACGAGACTCGCGCACAACAACGTGCTACGTCAGCGGCTCAAGAAACTAAGGCAGGCTTTACTACTGCACCACGGTTTGTTGGGTATACAGATACATACGGTAAAGATGCAATGGGTCAAACCGTTGTCATGGGTAAGAAACCTATGTATGAAAACACTCCTATTCCTCTTGAAGATTATGAAGATTATGTTAACAAGCGAGGAGTGTATGCAGATTGGTATCCTAAAGAAGGCAAAGCTTCCGTACCTAGTACACAGTCCAATGCTTTACCTGAAGGATCTGTTAAGTTTGGTACAGGTACAGGCACACCAGTTGCATTGCTTCCTGATGGGCGGTATGCCACGCTTACGGATGAAGGTAACATCGGTGCAATCCTTGATCAGCAAGGTATTCAAGCATTGGGTGGTTTAGTTGATCCTAAGAAGGTTGAAGCTCCTCGTCCGCCAGACTTACCGATTGTTCAAGAACGCAAGAAGGCGGCGCAAGAGAAAATTGATAAAAATAAAATGAAACAACCAAGCACTTCTGCAATAGATCAAACTAATCCGTTCTCACTGTAAGGAACTCTGATGACTATTACAGTCAATCATCCTGTGTTAGGGGCGGTTCAGTTTCCTGACTCAGCAACACCTGAACAGATCAATACCACACTGTTACAGATTGGTAAAGATTTCTTGC